TGGAACGATGAACTCAAATCTTCAATCTATACTATCGCTGAGAAGATGGTGGAACTTGAAGACAAGTTTATTGACCTCGCTTTCGCTATGGGTCCGATGGACAATTTAACACCAGAAGATGTTAAAAAATACATTCGCTATATATGTGACCGACGACTTATTTCATTGGGTATGAAAGGTATTTTTAAAGCGAAGCGAAACCCTCTCCCTTGGGTGGAGGAAATGATCAATGCGCCAACTCATACAAACTTCTTTGAGAATCGTGCTACCGATTACGCTCGCGGTGCCTTGTCTGGTGATTGGAAAGAGGTTTGGGGCGCAGCTTGAAAAAACTGACACGAGAAATCGTAAATCACAGTCCATTCTCGCAAGATATTCCAAAAGACTATCTTGACAGGTTTCCTAGTGCTGACGATTTTCTCATAATGTGCAGTAAAACTCCCCAAGGTTGGTCGACCAGCGTAAACAGAAGGGTCAATCCACCAAGATGTGTACATAGGCATTATGACTTGGTTGAAGCAGATCATGGTAGGTGGTGCCCTAAAGTTTTCGCTGATATCATGAAAGAACTTGGTTGTCAAAACATTTCTGCTTTTTGTAGTCTCCCAGACGGGAGTCATGGCACCTTACAATGGCATATGGACGGATACAACGTCTATGCCTTTAACTTAGAAGGGACTACAGAATGGGAATGGTTTGATTTGGTGGAAGGCAAAGTCAAAAGTATTATCGTTGAAGCAAATAAAAATATGGTGGTGATGCCTTCCTTTATTACGCATAGAGTGAACCTGCTTTCTGACTCTAGAGTTTCTATAAGTATGGTCAGACCAGCGTTATTATCAGAAGCAGGGGGACAAGCATAATGGATGATGAAACATTTTATATAACCTGTGACCTCTGCGAGACTGAGTGTCAAGTGATTGTACAAGAGGTTGATGAGATACCTGCCTTCTGTCCAATGTGCGCTTCCCCTATAGAAGTAGAGTAATGTCTTGGACATATAACGGTGAGATATTTGACACATTGCCTGAAGATTATTATGGCTTTGTTTATGTTATCACTGAAAAAGAAACAGACATGAAGTATGTCGGTAAGAAGTTCTTCTACCGAACCAAAACCCTCCCCATAACTAAAACCCGCAAACGACGTAAGAAAACTCTAGTGGAGAGCGACTGGAAGACCTACTGTGGTTCCTCAGAGCGCGTGCAAGAGTTGATAGAGTCGAAGGGGTTAGACGCCTTTACCCGTGAGATACTTCACCTGTGCAAGACGAAGGGAGACTGTGCATACTATGAAACCAAAGAACAGTTTGACCGTGAAGTGCTGCTAAGGGACGACTATTACAATGGTATAATTAATTGTAGGATATCGAGAAAGCACTTGAGTGCCAATAAGTGAAATACTAAATATTTTTATGATAGAGGTGATGTATGATTACTGAGCAACAACAGGGTAAGAAGTCTCGCCCTGAACTATATGAAATGCTAGAAAACATTGCGAAAACTTCTTCGAGAAAGGATAAGATTGATCTAGTGAAGTCGTATGTAGATACGTACCAAGCATTTGCTGATTATCTGCGATGTGTCTTTGACCCCCGCATTAACTTTCTGCTCCCTGAAAGTAGACCCCCATTTGACCTTGCTGACGAAGAACACGTTCCTTCCACGTGGCACAAGCAGCACATGAAACTAAAATATTTCGTTAAGGGTGGTCCCAACGTTCATGAACTTAAAAGGGAAACAATGTTTATTGGCGTTCTGGAATCAGTACATCCCCGCGACGCAGAGATTCTAGTAATGATGCTCGCTAAGAGAACTGACTGTAAAGGACTAACTGAGAAAGTCGTAAAGGAAGCGGCACCTCAGTTGTTGCCTGCATAGGAGGATAATCATTACGAGATAACCGTGAGGAACATTGTTGTTATGGTATGCTAAACTTTAACATTTTTTAGGAGTCGCCTATGGTAACTACAAATCAATTGGAACGATTACGCAAGGACAGCGCTGAGTTACAACATTACATTCATAAACTGAATAAGAAAGGTAAAACTACTCTAGCACACAAGGTGGAAAGAAAAAGAGATTATCTTAACGATTATATCTCTGAACTCCAAGACTCCCTCACGGTTAATTAAAGGAAGGTGATCCTATCTCGTGCCCCCACTTCGGTGGGGGTATCGTCTATTTTATGGCTTGACATTTTGTATAAATTCATTAAAATAAGAGCTATCGTTGCCCAGTGGGAATATTATGCCAACATATGATGTAAAAACTAAGGATGGAGAAGAGAAAGAAGTATTCTGTTCTATCTCTACAATGGAAGAAAATGTTAAATCAGGAGAATGGCAACTCATACATAGAAATTCTTCTGCTAATCTAGTCACTGGGGTTGGTGGTACACTCTCCAAAGCACCTGATGGTTATAAAGATTTATTAAAGAACATTAAGAAGAACTCAGGTCGCGGCAACACCATCAAAGTATGACACAAACAAAAAGACATAGACAAGAGTCTAACTTTAAAATCCGTATAGATAATCTTTGCACCTTCGATCCGTTAACCAATAATCAGCAAGTAGCATGGGATGAATGGAAAGACGGACATCACCTCGTACTCAATGGTAGCGCAGGAACAGGAAAAACTTTTACTGCATTATATCTAGCATTGCAAGATGTACTAGATAAGAGTACTCCATGGGAAAAGGTGGTCCTCGTTCGCTCAGTAGTTGCTACTCGCGACATGGGTTTCCTCCCAGGAACCGCTGACGAAAAACTTGCGCCGTTCATAGCACCCTACATTGGGATATGCGACGACCTATTCAACTTCGGTGGAAGTTATCAACAGTTGGTAGAGCAACGTATCATTGAGTTCTACTCAACTTCCTATATAAGAGGTACGACTTTTGATAACAGCATTATCATTGTAGATGAGATGCAGAATCTGACGTTCCATGAACTGGACTCAGTGATTACAAGGGTCGGACTGGACTCTCGCATAATCTTCGCGGGAGATTTTTATCAGTCGGATTTTACGAAACAATCTGATAGGAATGGTATACAAGAGTTCCTATCTATAATAGAAGTAATGAAGAATTTTTCAATAATTGAGTTTGGTTGGGAAGATATCATTCGTTCTGATTTTGTGCGTGATTACATAATGACAAAAGAAATGCTTTCTAGGAGCAATCAATGAACAGAGAAGCAGTATACGAGCAACTTAAGATCGACGAAGGAGTAGAATATGAAATCTACAACGATCACCTCGGTTACGCCACGTTTGGAGTTGGTCACCTTGTCCTCGAAAGTGACCCAGAGCACGGACAACCAATTGGTACTCGAATCTCGGAAGAAAGAGTTAAGGAGTGTTTCGAGCACGACCTCGATCTCGCCATCGGAGAGTGTGAGCACCTATACGGAAAAGGGAACTTTGGAGACCTACCCGATGAGGTCCAGCAGATCTTGGTTAATATGATGTTCAACATGGGAAGGACGCGACTAAGTAAGTTTAAGAACTTTAATGCCGCGATCGCTGACCATGATTGGAAGAAGGCAGCAGTCGAAGGTAGAGATAGTCTTTGGTATCGTCAGGTTACTAATAGAGCGGAACGTTTAATGACAAGAATGGAAAACGTCTAAAAGGCAAACTTTGCTATGAAACATTATTATGGAGTTGGTGGTGAGATGCTGCACGATTCAGGCATCACCATCATCGATGACAAAGGTAACATAAAGTTTGCCACTTTATACGAAAGGTTTTCTGGCAGGAAACACGACGGATGTCCTAGTCAAGAATTCCTTAGTGAGTATTGGAATCAATACGAAAACTGCGAAGCAGTAATGAACGAGAACTGGAAGTACAGACTCGAGTTTCGCAATAACTTTACTGACGAATCAAAAAGGGATATGCCCCATCGCTGGGATCTCAATCGAGATTGGTGGGGCAGGCATCCATCTGCTCGTCCAGAACTACGATACACCGATCATCACATAGCACACGCAGCAGCGGCATTCGCTACAAGACCAAAGCATTTTGACAAAGAAGATTGCGTCATCGTTACCATTGATGGCGTAGGCGAGATGCGCAGTAGTGCTACTTACGATCACAACTTCAATTTGATTGAAGAAACCAACTTCCCTAAGTCTCTCGGATATTTGTATGCTAACTTCACAGACAGTATACAAGGATTGAAATCTAACGAGGACGAATACGTTGTCATGGGTTTATCCTGTTACGGCGAACCTACTGCTTGGGAGTCGGCATACGAAATGTTCAAATGTATTCCTGAATGGACCATGGAAGATCAGGATGGACTCGAGAACATTCATTGGCAGTGGAAATACAAAATGAAGAGACTGTTCTTGAACAAGTTGATCAAACATTTGTATACATCCACTAAAAATAAAGAAGATGCAGCTGCCTCACTACAAAGAATGACTGAAGAAGTCATTTATGATTACATGAAGTCTGCTAGAAAGCACGGTAGTAAGTTGTGCTATAGCGGAGGTGTCGCGCAAAATATCATGGCGAACAATCGCTTCCGCGAGTTATTCGATGATGTTTGGATTGACCTGAATCCTGGCGACGGTGGTGCCTCTTTGGGTGCCGCCGCATATTATTATATGCAGGATACTGGTGCTGACAGAATCAACTGGGAGCATCCGTTCTTGGGTTATGATATTACTGGCGACCTTGACCCAGAAGTTGTAGTGAAGTATATCATGGAACATAAAGTTGCTGGCGTGGCAAATGGTCCTGCTGAGTTTTCGTATCGCGCATACGGGAACCGTTCTCTTATCGCTGATGTACGGTATGACGTCAAAGATACTGTCAACGAAATAAAACAGCGACAGAAGTTCCGTCCCTTCGCACCAGCAATCTTAGCAGAACATGCCGAGGAATACTTTGACGGACATATGAATGAATGGATGCAGTATACTGCTCAGGCAAAACACGACTATTCTTCAGTGACTCACGTTGATGGGTCGGGGAGAGTACAATTAGTCCCTGAAAACTCCAAAACAGTTTTCCGTCAAATCTTGGAATGCTATTACGAAAAGACAGGCATTCCGATGCTATTAAACACCTCTCTTAACATCCGCGGCAAACCCATGGTCAACAATATAGATGACGCATGGCGTTTCGAAGACAAGTATAACGTCAAAGTCTTCACGTCATGAACATCTGGATGATCGTTGTATCAAGCGATCCTAAGTCAGAATACTATTCCTCCATGTGCCTTGACCAATGGCACAATTTAGGTTATACTATTATAAAGAAGGAAGGTACAACACCTTCAACTCTCGGTAACGATCTGCCATTTGCTGACAGAAAGTTTAATGGTAACAAGTTTACCGAAATAGAAAAAGCGATTTGGT